AGTTCTAAACAAACCACCTGCTTTAAAATTACCTTTGTTCTCGGCTGCAGGTGTTACACTTCCTGCTGATAACTCAAGAAAGTATACAAAGATATTGCCTGTACCACTTGAGGGTGCTGCTGTGAATGTTAACGTAGAACCATCAGGTACAGTGTAAGCTGCACTATCTTGGACAACACCATCAACACTTACAAGTATCTCTTGTACTGAACCTATTGTTCTTCCAAGTGCAAAGGTTGTATCAGAACCATCACCATTAAATCTTACGACAGCAGGTGGAGCTTGGAAGTTAGCAGGTACAACATTTCCTAAGTATGCCATTCTATCTCCTATTCACTAATAGTATCAACTGCTGAGACAACAACATCAAGTGAGTTTGTTACACTTGACTTTGCTCTTAGTTTATCACCTGATTGTAGTATTATCTTTGAACCACCATCTATTAACTCTAATGCACCACCAACAGGTATAGGTGCAGATTTAATGAGGTAAGCTGTTACGTTATTACTATTGTCAGTAATAGCTACGTCTACAGTTATCTGTGAGGTATGTATGTTAGCCATCCTTATACCAACTATTGCATCATCACTATTTGATGTAGCTCTTATATCTGCAAGAGATGTATCTATGTTAGCTGTAAGGGTTCTTTCAAAGTCTTGTGCCATTTCTTTTTCCTTTTATATAATTATACTCGGTTTTGCTTTATTTGTCAAGTAAAATCTTATTATAATGCTATTGCCATTGCTGTGGCGAAGCCTTTACTTGCCGAGCTTCCTGCGGCATATGTTTTTAAGTCAGAAGCAGGTATCTGCTTTGTAGTTGTTCCATCTATTACTATGAAAGCATCTGCATCATCCACTGTAATAGATGATGTTGATTTAGCTGAACCATCTAGTAAGTTTAATTCTGCTGCAGTAGAACCTACATTAGTACCACCTATATCAAGTGTAGTCATAGAGACTTCACCTGCTACTGTAACAACACCATCAGATAGTGTCATTAGGTCTGTATCATCTGTGTGACCTATTGTAGTTCCATTAACTATTACATTATCAACTGTTAATGTAGTGAGTGTGCCTAATGATGTTATGTTAGATTGAGCTGCACCTGTAACTGTAGCAGCTGTACCACTCACGTTACCTGTCACATCACCTGTGACTGCACCTTCAAGATTAGCTACTATTGTACCTGCTGTACCTGAGAATACTTCAGAAGAATTAGTTGCATCAGGTATAAATGTAAACTTACCTGCACTGTCATCAAATCCAAAGAAACCTACTTTAGCTGCAGACCCATTGTGATATCTAAACTCTATACCTCTGTCTTTGTTATCATCTGAACCCGGAGCAGAATCACCACCTATAGTAAAGATAGGGTCATCTACTGTTACTGTTGTACTGTTTACTGTAGTTGTTGTACCATTGACTGTTAAGCCACCACCTACGACAACATCACCATTGAAGGTTGCTTTACCTGCAAGAGCCATGTCTATGTCAAGAGCAGTTATAGCACTAGAACCATCTGTTCCTTTAATAAGAAAGTTTTTATCAGCAGTGCTTACAGTAAGTTCTACATCAGTAGAGTTGTTAGCTATGTCAAGTATTGACGTGCCACCATCTTTAAATACAATGTTAGCACCATCTGCATCTAATATAATATCTCCAGCAGAATCTAATGTTATTGTAGAACCTGTCATGTTTGTTATTACAGGGTCTGTTAATGTCTTGTTAGTTAATGTTTCAGTTGAACTTGCAGATACTATAGTAGCATTACCACCTGTACTTGGTAGTGTTAAAGTATTAGAAGCACTCTCTGAGTGTGGAGCACCCTGTACTGTTTGTGCGTGTGCATTACTTGATTCACAGTAGAACTTAATCTTAGAGACTGCACCACTATTCTTTAGGTCAATCAATCCACTTTGAATGTCTACGTTACCATCTAGTCTTACAACACCACTTCCGTTAGGTGTAAGTGTTATATTACCATTTGATACAGATACAATATCCTGACTGTTAACATCAAGTGACCCACCTAGTTGTGGAGTAGTATCTTCTGATACATTTGATATAGCACTTGATGTAGCAAGTCCTGATACAATGGCACTTCTAGTAATCTTTTTAAGTCCACCACCTGAAGTGTCTACTGCTAGGAATACATCATCATTAGCTACTGTAGATATTTCGGATAAACCTGTTACAGGTGTAGGATTAAAGTTTGTACCATCAGCTATTAATAAATGACCTGCTGTGTTTGTACCCATAGTCAAGTCATCACCTGATATGGTCAAGTCACCTGCTATTGTCACAGAACCACTTGCAAGAGTAATTAAGTCTGTATCACTAGTATGTCCAATGGTTGTACCATTTATAATTACGTTGTCTACAGTAAGTGTACCTAGTGTTCCTACAGATGTAAGATTAGGCATTGCAGTTATTTCATCATCTAAGTAAGCAGCTAAACTTGTTACAGCTATCTGCTTCATAGTGCCATCATCATTAAGTACTAGTCTGTCTGCATCTACTATAGTTACAGAACTAGCTGCTGTGCCACCATCTATTATGTTTAGTTCTGCTGCAGTTGATGTTATAGCAGTACCATTTAAATCTAATGTATCTACATATGCAGTACCATCTACATATAAGTTTCTCCACTGCTGACTAGAAGAACCTAAGTCATAGGTATCATCATCGTCAGGTATAATGCTAGAATCTACGTCTGCACCAAATACAACATTGTCACTAGCACTATCTCCTAGTGTAAGTGTGCCACCGTTGAATGTAGTAGTACCTGTTACAACAAGATTACCACCAACAGCTAAGTTGCCTGATATATCTACTGCACCATTTATGTCAACAGTTGTGGCGGCTATTTGTACTTCTGTGTCTGCGACAATGTCAAGTTGTCCATCGGCACTTGAATTGATGTATATAGCTGTGTCTCTGAATTGTAGCTTCTCTGTAGAAGCAATAAGTATGTCATCACTAAATTCAAAATAGTCCTCGTCTTCCATCCATTTCATTACACCATCATTTGATTCACCATCAAATGTAATAGTTATATCTGTACCTGCTGTACCTACTCCAAAAGTAAGTGCATTACTAAGTAGTTTAGTAACAGCACCACCTTCACCTGCTGTACCATCGTGTGAGTGTCCTGTACTTGCGGCAAAGGCGGCTAATAACTGATTAAACTCATCATTGGTATGAGCTGCAGTTATTACGTCTCCATCTGTATACGAGGACTGTCTTGTATATGTATCACCCATTAACGTCTAGCTCCTAACTGATATTCTAACTGAAAACCTTTAAGTGAATAAGGTGCAGTTGCACCACCATCATTTACTCTTAATGCAACAGCAAATCCTGAACCTTCTACTGCCTGTCTAACTAGTGGCTGTGTTGCACCACCATATGTAGGTACTCCATAAACTGATGTACCATATATAGCAACAACATCTTCTGAATCTAATGGATATGCTGAAGGTCTTGGCGAATCCTTATCTTCATAATCATATCTAACAAACAAGTCAGCATCTATAGCTGCTTCAGGTTCATAGTTTACTATAACCCTTTGCATATGCTTTCTTATTCCCGGGTCATTAAATGTTAAGTCAGGACTTCTATAACGACCTAGTATTGTTGTACCATCAAAGGTATTACCTGATTCTTGTCTATATATGTACCCTGTTGAATATGCACCATGTAAAACTATTACATTACCTTCTGATACAAAACTATCTGTACAAGCAGGTCTTATGCCTTGTATTTCAGAGAACTCAAACTTCTGTCCTTTGAGTACACATATAACACCTTTAGTTTGATTCTCACCAACACTTGATTTGGTAAAGAATATTCTGTATTGTGTCTTATCTGTTATAACTACTGAATCAAACTCTGATGCACTAGCTATGTTATCATTAAAGATAGACTGCACATTAGAGCTTATAGTACCCAATTCAACGTCACCAATTCTTGCTGTACCTGCAATGGTTCTTAAACCATCAGGACCTAAGAATATTAAGTCACCTGCAAATTCTTGGATTGTATCTCCGTTGATACATCCTATATCTCTTGTTACGTCTGCTACTGCAAAGTTAGAACTTGAACTACCTGACAGTTTAAATATTCTAGTTTCACAAAATATAAATAAGTCATCACGGAAAACTTTAAGTCCTGTTATCTCATCATCAACTTTAAAGCTACCTGCACCTTGCCCACTATTAAAACCATCTTCATCAAAGGGTTCACTAAATACAACTTCTTGTTTAGTAGTTGACTTACCTGCATAAAACATATGGTTTTTAAATGATACCACAAACTTAGAGCCTGACACAGAACTGTCACTTACATCTGTTGCAGCTAAACTAGAGTTAAATACTGTAGGTGCATTTGCACCATCTACTACTATTATCTTATCTGTACCATCAAAGTTAAACCGTTCAAAGTTATACTTTAATGCACCTGTTCTACCACTATCTCTGCTAGTCCACGATGAACCACCCGGAGTTGCACTAAATATACTAGTACCTCTAGCTGCTAATACCACATCACCAAAGGTTGCTACCATAAGTACCTTTTCAGAAGAACTAGATGTAAAGGGTACAACTGCTGACACATACTTTGAGAAGCCATTTATTCTTCTGTATCCACCCTCAACAGCAGGTTCAAAGTTTCTTAACTCTAATGCTTCACCCGGTTGCATCATAAAGGTAGACTTGTTTAAGACTAAGCCACCTTCACAGTTAAAGGCTGAAGGTACTGTTTGAGATTGGTCTGCCATTATAATGCCCTAATATCTACACTACCAGAGTTATAAACTCCTGTTCTCGGTATAAATGTTGAACGTAGATAAGAAAACTTATTGACAAGTAAGGTTTGCATATTCTTAATGCCTTGTTCAAATCTTTGCATATTAAGTTGATACTGTTGTGTCTCACCTCTATACTGATATACAAATGCTGTAGCACCATCTATAATCACAGGTGCAAATCTATCAGGTATAGTTGTTGTGTCTCCATGTGCTGATAAGTCAGTAGGAAATGTATAGTAGTCAAACTTTATTGCGTATGATTTATTTGGAAATGGATATAATAAATAATTATTGTCAGGTGTTCTTACTACGTATTCAGGAACACCACCTCTATCAAACTGTGCTACTGTGACACCACTAGCTATTGAAGCAGCTGTTGTGCTACTTGCACCCCTTGTAGCACCTGTAAATGTAGTACTAGTTACTCCTGTATAAGTAATTGTTTCATTACCTATGACTATAGTACCTGCACTATCAAACCCTGTAGTACTTGCTACAGTTATAGTTGTAACACTATCTGTATGTGTTGTACTTGTTGTTGTAGTTTCTATTTCATCTTCTTGATTTATAACTCTATTTATGTAGTCATTATAATCTAGTAGATTTAATTTATACCCACTATTGCCTAAGTCACTATCCTTGACTATTCTAAATGTATTATAGTCTACTGTCTTAGTAGAAGCAGGTAAACTATATCTAACCACACCTGCTGTCAGTGTCTG